ATACCTTCTAAGTAAGCGTAATAATCAGAAGTTATACCTAAATCACCATTAGATAATGTTCTATTAGAAAACGCACCACTAGTTAAACCAGCAGAACCATAAACACCGTTAATTAAGAATCTATCAGTATTACTTCTTCTTGTTCTGTAAACATCCCAACCATCAAAACCACCATAAGGAACTAAAGTAAACTTACGTGCAAATACTTTTTCGTATGGACCACCAATTAAACCAGCTTCAGTTCTAAATTGAGCCACACCAGTGTCAAATAAGAATACTGGACTATATGTACCACCACTGTTATTTATAACTACAACAACGTTATCTATTGTAGCACCAGTAGCACCAATATCCATATGGAAACCATTAGTTAAACCAGTCCAAATATCAACACCAGTAATGTTAGGAACACCTTTGTAATCAAAGAAATCAGCATCTACACCAACAATATTTGAAATACCTAAGTAAGCTCTTCTTTTATTTTCAAAAGTACCGTAAGATTTTTTGTAACTTAATACTGGGTCAATAACTGTTGTGTTACCATTTTCTTGGTAATCACGTATTGGATAACCAATAAAACCAGCAGGGAAAGCTTCACTAGTATCTGAAGTGTCATCTAATTCAGCTAAAACATATACAGAATTAGAAACATAAACACCATCTAATGTACCTATTCTTCTTGCAATATAATTTGCTGAAGTTGGGTCCATCGTACAACGTGTGAAACTTTCTAATACAACTGGATTTGCATCAGTATCATAGAAAGACCTGATAACAACATCAAATTCTCTTGTATCTGGTTTAATGTTTGTTATAGAGATTTTAAATTGCTCGTTAGCAGCATTACCATCAGAAATTGTCCAGAATCTAAATAATCTTAATACTTTATTACCACGTAATTCAGATACGACATAAGGTGTAACTGCTGGACTGTATTCTTTAAGATAATTATAGAATTCTCTATCGTAACTAATTAAAGATTGTTTAATACCTCTGATTTTACCATCAGTATTTAAATTTCTAAATAAATTATCATACAATTCTTCAACAAATAAAGCTGTTTTACCATCTTGTGCTGTTCTTCCCAATACTTTAGGTAAATAATTTCTTTGTGTTCTATCCATAGAAACATTGTAATTAAAATTACCTTGTAATGTAGAATTACCGCTTAATGAGAATGTACCAAGTGGGTCTGTAGTAGCACCACTAAACGTTGGGTCAAAAATAACACCTGTTGCACCAGTTACTTCAAAAGAAGGTAATTGAGTATTAACGTTTATTGTACCTCTAGAACGAAGTAAAGCGACTAATTGATTTTCTACACCAGAATATACAGTACCAGAATAATATACTGTAACACCAGAGGTTGTACCAGTATTTGTGGTTGTTGTTGCACTACCAGCAGCTGTAACATAAAGATTAAATGATACACCACTAAAATTACTACCAGTTTTTTGATATACTGGTCCGATTGTAGATGTAGCACCAGTTGTTGCTGTACCTAAAAATGCTAATTGGGTAGTTAATAAACCATCATTATATAATGTTTGAACAAATGTATCATTAGATACAACATTAGTTACTGTACCAGCAGTTGTTGCCGTATACTCAATTAAAGTTGCATATGATGAACCTGTTTGTGTGATAGTAACACTGGCTGGGTCTAAAGCAGCATCTAATGTTATACCCCATGCTAGACCAGCATCATAACCTGAAAACCCTAATACTCTTGTTACGAATAATTGGTTTGATTGAGAAAGATAAGATTTAGCTATATATGGTAATTCATATAATGGTGCGTTATTATCTTTTACTTTTGTTGCATTTAAGCCACCAAAAAATGATTGAAATTCACCATAATTTGATACAAAAATAGGTTGAAAAGCAGGTCCTTTAGTCGTTTCACCAACTAAGCCCAATGTAGTTACACCGACTTGTCTGGTAATAAAGGTTAAATCTTTTTCTGATGTATAAACACCTGGACTTACGAATACTTGTGTTGACATATTTTTTTCCGTTTAATATTTATTTTTATAATTTCTTTATTATAAATATTGATTTTTTAACAAAAGTTATAATAATGGAAAAAAATATTCTACAACTCTAAATAACCTTCATATCTATTTTGCATTTGTTCACCATTTATTCTATAATTATGAACACCTGAATATTCATTATTATACCAATAAATGTCAAAACTTATGTTTTTAAAGTTATCTGGTTCTGGTGATGGCCAGTTATTTTTTCTAACTTCTTCAATTTTTACCAAAACATCATCTGGTATTTTCCAATCACCATCAATAGTTGAAGCTTCCCAATTATATCTATAAAAAAAATTAATGTTAAAATTATATTGTTCCATATTATTAAATATTTGCATCTATTACATTATAAGGGGTTGTTACAAAATTTGTTATACCAGAAAATGGTGTTGTATTAAAAGCACATAGATAAGTTGACGCACTAACAGTTGTTGTTGCATTTAAACTAAGACCAGAACCTGTTGATATAGCTCTTATACCAGTTAATTTAGCATTATTTTGTATTTGTGTTATTGCACTTTGATTTGCACCTAAAGCAATAAATTCACTATCTCTAACATAACCAGAAACTCTAGCTGTCCATTGACCTGTTTTATTAATTCTTAATCCAGTACCTGAAAAACCATTAGCGGTTGAACCACCAAAAGTTCTTTGTTCTGAACCACTTGATGTTGTGGCTTCACAATTAATAAAAATACCAGTAGCTGAACCATGTGAAAAACCACCAAAAGATGTTATTGCACCACTATTTGACCTAGCCATACAATTTATAAACCTACCTGATGCTGTATTTGACCCATTAAAACCACCTTGATTACCACCAAACGAAGCATTTGCACCACCACCAGTAGATATTGCTGTACAATTAATAAATTCACCTGACGCATTACCAGAACTACCACCACCAAAAGACCTATTAATATTAGATGATGAAGTCATAATACAATTTAAAAATCTACCGCTAGCTGTTTCAGTTGCAATTGAAACGGCTGTACCAAAACAATATATGTTTTCAAAATAACCAGATGATGTATTAAAACCACCGTCATTAACATTACCACCAAAACCATTTATCTGAGCTAAGTTATTTACGTTAATATTTTTAAATGTACCTGATACAGTAGCACCAGCAATACCAAAAATATTTAAACCTGGGTAATTACTATGTCTTGTGACAACATTAATATTGTTAAATACACCAGTTATAGTTGTTGAGATACCACCAATGTCAATTCTATTTGGAAATACTGGATTTACTGCACCTATTTCAGTAAAAGTATTATAATTTATATTTGTAAACGTACCAGATAAAGTTGTTGCATTAAAAAGATTATATGTTATACAATTAAAAATACTATTACTATTTGGGAAAAAACAAACCAAATCAATATTATTAAACGAACCAGATAATGTACCAGCAGCAGTTGTTCCAGTAGCACTAAATAAATTCATTATAACGTGGTCAGTAGGATAAGTAGACCCAACACCAACAGCTAAAGTTAATAATTGTATTTGACTATATCTACCAGAAAAAGTAAAACTATTATTATGTATTCTTGTATTAACACCAGCATTTGGTCCATATTTAAAAACAATATTGTTCCATTCTTCATTAGACCTAGTTGTAGTGTTAACACCATCAATACATAATCTAGCTGTAGTATTAGCATTATTCTCTATTGTTAAATTTTTTAACCTATAGTTAGTAATTGAACCTAATGTAACAACTGTCGCACCTGAAGAGTAAATAACAGCTAAATTAGGGTCAGATGATAAACCAATTATATCAATAAAATTGTTTGATAATGTGAATGTTGTTGAACCTATATCATAAACACCTGGTTGTAATATAATACTATATCTATTACTATTAGATAAAGCACTACCATATGGTGTTCTTGTTGTAGCATAAGTATATGCAGCTTTTAAATTGTTTCCGTTAGTCACTTGATTAGAACCAACAGTAACAATTAAAAATGATTCACCGCTATAAGCTAAACCATCTTGATAACCACTAATTGTAAACGTTCCGCCAGTATTATTTATAAAAGTCGTTACACCATTAGCGTAAGTACCACCTGTAACAAACACATCACTTCCGCTACCAGTGCTTGTGCTAAAACCACTAACTGAAAATGTACCACCTGTATTATTTGTAAACACAGCTGTACCAGCAGAATAGGTACCACCTGTTACAAATACATCAGTATTTCCTGTAAATAAACCTGTTACATTAAATGTACCACCAGTATTATTCGTAAACAATATATTACCATTAGAATAAGTACCACCAGTTACTGTAACATCTATTGGTAAATTCTGATATGTTGTTGCTGATATTGTATTTGAAAATAATGTACCACCAATTGTTGTGTTTCCAGTTATCGTATATGAACCATTAAGTGTTTTTGTATTAACCCAAACATCATAACCATTATAAGCACTATAAACCAATAAATCACCATATGTAGCACCAGTTGCAATTACATTATGCAATTCATCTAATTCATAACCATTTTGTGGTTTAACATATAATTGACCATTACCAGCATTAGCTCTTTGAACAACACCGATAAAAACAAGATGATATGGGGCATATTGTTTTGTTTTTGTAAAACCACCTGGAGTTGAATCAAGCCAAACAATATCACCTTCTGTGTAAGAACCCAAATTTAACCCATCAAGTGTACCTTGTGTAATTACATAACCTAAACCATTTACTGCTATTGTTTCTGCAACAACACCTAAAGTTTTTGAAGATGTTGTATCACCAGTATTTGATGCTCTTTTTACAGATAGTTTATCACCACTAGCACCAAAAATATAAACAACATCACCTTTATTTAACGTAACAGAATCAACGTTTTTAACATAAGAAAAAACAGTTTCCCCAATTTTTTGTATGACATTACCACCAGTCATTGTCACTTGAGGAACACCAAAATCAGAATTCCAAGATATTTCACCAACATTTGGTGTTCCAGTATATGATGTGTTAAAACCTAAATAATTTATATTAGAAACACTTGTTGCTGTTACTGCATTAAAATTTGAATTACCAGTGACAGATAAATTACCGTTAATTGTTAACCCTGTTAATGTATTAAATAAAACATTAAATGTACCACCAGTATTATTTCTAAATGTGAATGTATTATTAGAATATGTACTACCAGTAACATTTACATCTATTGGTAAACCATAATAAGTTGTTGCAGAGACACTAGAACCACTAAATCCACCAGCAGCAGTAATAAATGATGTTATTACACCAGCAGTATTTTGACCTTCTAATAAATGTGTTGTTAAATCTGGACTTCCAGTACCATTTTGAATTGTTAACGCACCTAAAGTTGAATTTATTACGATTTCTGGAGTGGGACTATTATTATATGCTTGTTGAAGAGTAGTTGTTGATAAACCAGCTGTACCACCAAGAGCTTCACCAAATTTAGAAACTAATGTAAACATAGCATCATTTGTATTTGATAAATCAGTAGCACCATCTTTAACAGTTAAAAAACCAATAAGTATACCATTATCTCTATTATTGGAATATTCCACAAAAACTTCACTTTGTATACCAGCTAAAGCTTTAGCTAATGTTGGATAATGAGTTTGACCATATTGTATTCTAATTAAACCTGTTGGAAATAAATAAATTCTTTGTGTTGTAAAAGCACCAGCACCTGGTACATCTGTAACGACTCCATTAACGTCATACTTTGTAGTATCAATTGTTGTTGTATCACCTAATGTACCACCTGTTTGAGTCCTATATGCAAATGTTGCAGGTGAACTACCAGATATAGTAACACTATTAGGATTAAGTTGGTCAGCATACCAATTAATACCATTACCCCATAAAACACCAGATGAAATGTTTATATTTAAATTAGCACCGTTAGGGCTAGGTATTACACCAATGTTTATTAATTTAAAAGATGTCCACATATCACGTAAAGCAGACATTGGACTAACATCAAAATCAGTTGTATTGTTTACATTAAGTATTGTTGTTCTACTAGGATGAACTACCTTACCTAAATATATATTTTGTCTTCTCTGTTGAGGTGTTGGAAAACTATTTTGTAAAGAAACTGTTGATGCGCTATTAATTAAAACATATGTTGCATCAGATGAACTTAAATAAGGTGTTGTTATCCCAGTCGTACCACTATATATAATATTTATTACTTCTGGTAATGTAGCTTTTTCATATGTATTATTGACTATCCATCCTTTTAAAGGTGCTATTGAAAATAATGTATTGGAAACTTTTGTTAACCCAGTAAATTCATAAACCCCAGTTGATATTACATTACCTTCAAGTATATTTCTTTCAATACTAGTTAATGATAAGCTATTATCTTCATTATTAATATTAACATATATCTTACCTGTTGTTGAACCAGTTTCAATCACATAACCTATTTCATTAGTCCTAGAATTAAAAGATAAAGAAGAAGTAGTTGAAACATAATCACCATCATTATCATCAGATAAATATAATATATCACCGTTTGAAAAATTATTAAGGGTTATACCACTTAAAATACCATTATTTATGATTAAACCTTCTGAATTATTGGGTATGTTTTCAGCGGATAAACCAACGGGTCTTCTAGCATAAATAGTATTAATATTTTTAGCTAATGCGATACTTGGCAATCCATTTGATGTACCTGTTATTGTTACAACCTTACCTTTATTAATTTGGCTACCAGTGCTATTATAAACTCTGGTATATAGTTGTTGACCCATAGCAATAGGTACATTATTATTTAATATATCATAATAAGATAATGCTTTAGAACCATTATCAAAAAATACTCTACCACCAATTGCTATTGGGTTTGTTGTTCCAGTATTAAAATCAATATAATTAGTTACATTAATTGTATTAGCTGTTAAACCAGAATTAAATATAGTAGCACCAGTAACCGTACCACCACTTAATGGTAAATAAACACCATTAAAACTATTTTGTGTTGTAAAACCAGTTAATGTAAATGTACCACCAGTATTATTTATAAAATTTGCAATACCAGTGTTTGAATTATAAGTACCTCCTGTAACAAACACATCAGTAGCACCAGTATAAAAACCATTTATTGTAAACGTACCACCAGTATTATTTCTGAAAGTAGCTGAACCATTAGAATAAGTACCACCTGTAACAAACACATCAGTATTTCCTGTGAATAAACCTGTTACATTAAAAGTACCACCAGTATTATTTATAAATAATATATTACCATTAGAATAAGTACCACCTGTTACAAATACATCAGTAGCACCAGTATAAAAACCAGTTAATGTAAACGTACCACCAGTATTATTTCTGAAAGTAGCTGAACCATTAGAATAGGTACCACCAGTAACGAATACATCAGTAGCACCAGTATAAAAATTATTTACAGTGAATGTACCACCAGTGTTATTTGTGAAAGTGGCTATACCAGTATTTGGGTTATACGTACCACCTGTTACAAATACATCAGTATTTCCTGTAAATAAACCTGTTACGTTAAACGTACCACCAGTATTATTTGTAAATAATATGTTACCATTAGAATAAGTACCACCTGTTACAAATACATCTGTAGCACCAGTATAAAAATTATTTATTGTAAATGTACCACCAGTATTATTTGTAAATGTTGCAACACCAGTACTTGGATTGTATGTCCCACCAGTAACAAACACATCTGTATTTCCTGTAAATAACCCAGTTATATTAAACGTGCCCCCAGTATTATTTGTAAACAGTATATTACCATTAGAATAAGTACCACCTGTAACAAACACATCTAAAGGTAAGTTTTGATATGTGGTTGCTGATATTGTATTTGCAGTTATACCACCAGTAAAATTTGTTGCACCAGTTACTGTACCACCAGTAAATTGTGTTGAAGTACTAAAACCACTTAAAGTAAATGTACCACCAGTATTATTTGTGAAAATAGCTATACCAGTATTTGAATTATAAGTACCACCAGTAACAAATACATCTGTATTTCCTGTGAATAAACCATTAATTGTGAATGTACCACCACTATTATTTATTAATGTTATAGAACCATTAGAATAAGTACCACCAGTAACAAATATGTCTGTAAAACCGCTTATACTTATGTTAGAACCATTTTTTAAACCTAATGATAATGTTTGACCGTTATAAGTTCCACCAGTAAGTGAATTACTATCAATAATATCACTTAATTGTGTTGAACCGCTAAAATAATTTGATGCCGTTATGTTATTAGCGTTTATATTATTATTTGTGAATATATCACCAATAACTGAAACTGTACCTACACCTAACAATATGCTTGTATTACCACTACAAGATAATATAGCGTTTGAATAAACGCCAGTACAAGCTGTAAATGTTGGTTCAAGATTATCTACTGTTTGTATTATAAATGTTTCGTTTATATTATAACTCATGATGTTGTAGTTCCGTTTAAAACAAATTTTCCAGTTGTTAAATAATTTTTAAATACTTGTATATCTATTAAATCATTATTACTGAAAATTAATGGGGTTGTCAATACTGTACCATCAAATATTACAGAATTATTTCTTCTTATAATTATTCTACTAATATTTTCAATAGTATCTAAACTATTTAATATGGTTTCGTATTGAGCATTAAAATTAAATCTTGGGAATGATTTTGGTTTAAAAACGAATGTTAATTGAATAGTATTACCAACTCTTAATGGTTCAAATATAACGTCATTATATAATAATCTTTCATCTGTTTCAAGTGTTGTTACAACTCTATTTAATGTTGGAACAACTTCAAAATCATCTTCATTAACCAAATAACCTAAAAGTTTAATTTCAAATGATTGAACATAAAAACGAGTTTCTTCAAATTCGTTAATATTACTTTCATCACTAATACCTTCTAATAAAAGTGGCATTGGATGACCTTTAACATTTATATAACATTGTCTAGATTGGAAAGCTCTTTGAATTAAACCATTAAATTTATTAAGGTCTTTCATTCTATTTGTAAATATTCTAACATTGTATGTTATATCAACAGAAACTGGTTGTGGTATCTTATATAAATCGACACCTTTCCTTACACCATCCCATGTTGGTACTTTCATATAGGTATATGTTCTATATGGTGGGATATTATATAAACCAGCTTGATTTTGACCTTGTTGAATATCTGGTTGTCTAACAACAGTTATAAATGGTAAATCTATATTTCTGTATTCATCAGCAAATTGCCAAGTTTTTGTGAATTCACTCCATCTTTGTATTGTTAAAAAGATAACTGGAATTTTTCTACCATCAATACTTAAATAAACTC